CTTGGCAAGGGGGAGCATCGCTGGATGCACCCTGCAGCCATGGCTAGCGCAGAACTTAGGGTCTCCGGAGAGTCTCACCTGGCCAAGCAGGCACCCGCGTCGTATGCGGTGGCTGCTGGACCAGGTGTTGGACCCCGGCGAGACCGCAGCCCAGTCCCGGGCAGAGCGGATGATGCCAAGCCAGCCCCGAGCTGCGCTCGCCGTGTTGCATCACCCCCATCTGCCGTGGGCGCAGCAGCGTCGGCTGCGGCGCCCGGCGTGCCTCCCGCGTCGCCGATCCCGGTACCTCCAAAGCTGCCTTGCGTCAAGGCTGTGGGCTTGGTGGTGGCTCGGGCGACGCCCAACCCACCTGCAGTGCCAACGCCAGTCCCTGGGAGATTCGCCCAGCAGCTGGTTGACGCCGCGCTGCAGATGGGAGTGCGGGAGGTTGCTGACCTGCCAGGGGGTCGTGTGCACGTGAGAGGAGGTGTAACCGCTGACGAGTACGCTGTTGCTAAGAAAGTCGAGCATGCCAATAGGGTGCGCGATGTCAGCAAGCTTGCGGCTCGTCACAAGGGCACTTACAATTACGGATGGCACAAAGGACTCTGGCGCCATGTCATGAAGCAGCTCCTCGGGAAGGTTCGTCCCGACGACCGCGTTTGTGACGGACGCGACAGGATCCCTCGGCCCATCAAGGCTCCGGAAACCCCTTTGGACGGCTACTCCTTAGGGGCTGATGAGCTCAAGTTGCTCGCCACTGACCTAGGCATCTCCAAGACGGGTCTGAGCATCACCCAAGAACGCATCCGCGTGCCATACGTGGAGGAGCGTCGGTTGGTGACATCACGAAACGTTAAGGAAGTGCAGAGGGACATGATCGTGCAGCATGTGACCATCAGGCACGCGACGACCTCGTCAGTCGTCCTGCGGTACGTGTGCTGGGGTTTGGCCCTGGTGTGCGCTGCCGTAGCTGTCGCCACAGTAGTTCCCACTGCGGGGGTTCGCCCTTCGCCTGTCTACCACCCCAGCCTGGCACTCAGGGTTGAGGACACGGCTGCCACACACGCCGCCCAGTATGCTGCTTACGCATCGGGTGTGCGCAACCCTGTGGAGCCTGTGATGCGGTGGAGGTCCGTGACGGCGGACGCTCTGCTGCCTTGGTGGAGAGGCACCGATGAGAGCATCGGGAGTTGGGTCACCCGCTTAATCCAGCCACTGTGGGCGTGGCTGGGCTCGGCACGAGGTCCTGAGATCACAATCGGGACCAAGCGCTGGGAGCCGCTCAGGCCCATATTCGCCGCGTTCCAGCCAGTAGAAACCAAGGTTGACGAGCCGTCCATGCTTGTCTATCTCACATTGCTGGCCCTTTCCGTCGGCCTCATCTACGCTGGTATGCTCTTAGACCACGACATTAGACATGTGTATTATGTACCACACATGGTCGCGTGTGCGTTGTCGGAGTACGCCACGGGGACAGGCCCCGAGGCAGCCGCACAGAATGCCAGGCTTAAGCTGATGAGGCTTAGTTGCCTGCCTGTTGAGGACTGCCATGCGACGCATTACATGGAGGGCAGTGAAGTCGTCATCCTCTCGGTGCTGAGGACTCGCGATTTTTTCTGCCAGCAGGAGCTCTCGCTACCGCCACCGGAGAGCGTCCTGGAGGTCGAATAGGTGGCCCGGTCGTTGACGTGTGGACAACGGCGAGAAAGGTGTTCGCAGTGGGTGCACGGGTTGGGGAACTGCCGATTCCCGACCCTAGCCACGTCTCTGACGAGCCTCATCGCTGGGTCTCACACCAACTCGACTGGGATGGAGTCGAGGTGCCTGTCACCCGCCGCGCTCGGCGTCGGATGTTTCGCAGGCTCCCATTTGGCGCCATTCCCGGTTACGGGCCCATCTGTCTCGACACCAATGACCCCCAGACCGTGAGGTACGGTCTGTTCCAGCGTCTTTTCCGCGACACGCCCCGTTCAGACCCTACTAAGGTCCAGAGGTTGCGAGCGTTCGTTGCGGAGTTCTGCAAAGGTCTTCCTGTAGCCAAGCAAATGAGCTTCGAGGAATGGTTGGACAGAACGACATATCCACTTGAGCGTAAGGCCGAGTTAAGAGCATGCTTTGAAGCTCTCCGTGGGGGCCACCCCACACCCCGGCAGTGCGCGTACATAGCAACCTTTGTCAAGTCAGAGTTCTACCAGGAGTATAAGCATTGTCGACTTATCAACTCCAGATCTGACGCTTTCAAGGCGTTCTCGGGGCCACTCTTCAAAGCCATCGAAGACGTGGTCTACGGGCTGCCCCAATTCGTAAAGCACATCCCAGTTCCTGAACGTCCGGCCGCAATCCTTCGGCTCAAGAGGGCGGGTAGGAGATATTACCAGACCGACTACACCGCGTTCGAGTCACACTTCACTGTGGAGATTCTCGAAGCGATTGAGTGTCAGGTGTATCGTCACTGCCTCTCTTGGTGCCCCGAGGCTGCCGATGTTCTATGCGCGGCTCTAACAGGCCAGAACCGCCTCCATACCCGGACTGGATTGCGTGCTACCTGCACCGCTCGGCGCATGTCGGGAGACATGTGCACGTCCCTGGGCAACGGTCTTGCAAACTGGCTGCTCACTGCCTTCCTTGTCGCTGAGAAGGGAGGTAGTCTCGAGGGATTTGTAGAGGGCGATGACGGGTTGTTCTCCACCGACGTCGAACTGACGGCGGAGGATTACCACGCGTTGGGAATGACAATTAAGATAGTGGAGGTCGCCGATCCCTGTAAGGCGTCCTTCTGTGGCATGGTGTTCTCCGAATCGGGGCAGATTATCCGCGACCCGCGGAAGCTGTTCCAGGGGTTCGGTTGGACGCACTCATCCATAGGTGCCGGTGAATTGAGGATGAGGGAGTTGCTGAAGGCCAAGGCGCTGTCGGGTGTTTATGAGACCCCACACTGCCCTATCGCCGGGGTTCTGTTTAGGAGAGCCCTGGAGCAAACCCGCGGATGCAGGCCGCGGTGGGTGGAAGATGGCTATCACGTTCCGCCTCCAGTTGACGTCCCCGTTGGCCCGTTCGCACCCACGCCTGACACGCGCGTGTTGTTCCACGAGCTATACGGGATTAGCCCGGAAGTCCAGGTACAGGTGGAGGACGCCATCCTAGCCGGGGACTTCCAGCGAGTGGCCTGCCTTGTCCCGCCCACGGAACACCAGGCTCACTATTCATCCCGCTACCTAGAGGTGGGGTGAGGCACATCGGAGTCCGCAGAACCGAGCTCGGCAGCTCGGGGCGCGGGCAGTTCCTGTGTGCGCGGGGTGGCGCCCGGGTCAGCCCTGAAGGAAAACAGTAAACCCC